CCTGAAATGGCACTTATGAAAGAATGTGATGATGCTACACAAAAGAATTTTACAAATCAATTATATAGTTAGGAAGTGATAAAGTGATTAAAAAAGGTGATGTATTCACTAGATTAACTATAATCGAAGAGAATGTAGAACCACCAAAAGAAAAAAAATATGCAAAAGATATAGGTAAATGGCATAGATGTGAATGTAGTTGTGTTAAACATACTATTATAGTTGTACCTGAAATGTCATTAATAAATGGAAGTACTCAATCCTGTGGGTGTCTCAGAAGCGAAAAAGCAAAAGAGCAAATTAATATTAACAAAGAACAAATGATAAAAAACGGAAATACAACAAGACCAATAACAAAAACTTCTAGTCTTCCGTTTAATGGAGAAACAAAATCATTAACGGAATGGGCTGATGACATTGGAATTACCAAACAAGCTTTAAGCCAAAGACTCAAGAAAATGTCTATAGAAGAAGCATTAACTAAAAAAGTGAGGGGAAAAAATGGAAATTAAACAAGGTATGACATTGAATGATTTAATAGAACTATCTAAAAAAGATACAAAATATAAATCATTATTTACAGGTCTTGCTATGATAGACCAAACAATGCAGAATTTCATTAAAGACATTATAAAAGATTCTGTAACAAACATAGATGAATATTATATCAAAACAGAAATAATGAACCAATGTTATTCAGTTTATGTATTTAATACATCTCAAAATGTAACAGTTGGTTTTAGCTGGCCTATGGCAGATTTTTTATCTATGTGTGCCAATAAAAAACTAGAACTTGAAACAAATACAAAAATAAAAAAAGTATTACTAAAGTTTAAAGAAAAAGGACTTAGCACAAATAAAACTAACTGGATTATATAAGGAGATTTATATGAAAAAAATATTTATTATTAATGGCATGGCAACAGTAGGTAAAGATACTTTTGTTGAATTAGTATCAGAACTTATTTCTATAACAAATTATTCTTCTGTAGAAAAAGTAAAACAAATTGCAAAAGAAATAGGATGGGATGGAATATCTAAAACAGAAAAAGATAGAAAATTCTTATCTGATTTAAAAGTATTAACCAGTAACTATTGTGATATGCCATTTCAAGATATGGAAAAACAAGTAGAAAGATTCAATCAAGATAATACAAAGCAATGTTTATTTCTACATATAAGAGAACCAGAAGAAATTAAAAAAGCTGTAAAAGAATTTAATGCTAAAACAGTTTTAATAACAAGAAATTCAGTAGAGCAAATAATGTCGAATATGGCAGATGCAAATGTGTACAATTATGAATATGATTATACTATTCATAATGATGGAACTATAGAAGACCTCAAAAAAGTAGCAGAACAATTTGTAAAAGATTATATAAGGGGGAATTAAAATGCTTAAACCTGCAATACTCTTCAAAAAAGAAATAGAAAATAACTTTAAAAATTATTTTTATACTGATGATATGATGTATGAAACTGGTTATCTTGATAGCTGGACTCCTGACATATCAGAAAATCCAGATGCTTGCACATATCAATATGCTATTGTTGATAACAATAATAATCTTAAAGGTTATTTAGCATATGTTATTGACTGGTATAGCTCAAGTGCATATAACTTTAGATTAATTTCTTTTGATAGAGGTAATCCAATAATAGGTAGAGATTTATTTAATGAACTTGAAAAACTTATTCACGAATATAAACTTCATAGAATTGAATGGAGATTAATAAGTGGAAATCCGGCTAAAAGAAGTTATGATAGATTCTGTAAAAAATATAATGGAAATATTATAAAACTTACAGATGTATTTAAAGACAGGCGTGGAGAATATCACGACAGTTATATCTATGAAATTTTAAATTAAGGGGAATAACATGCAAGCAATTAATTTTGAACAAGCTAATACTTTATACAAAGCAGATAATTGTTTTGATTTACCAGTAGATAGAGGAATAAATGAAGAATTTGGATGCCAATCATTAACAAGTTGTTGGGAACCAGATGAAAAAGAATTAGAATACATTAAAAGATGTATTGATAATAATGAAAAACCAAAAATATATTTAAGTATTTTAGGTATAACTCAACCTCCAGTATGGGTTGGCTGTAATTTATATAAAGGAGGAAACTCAAAATGAGCAATAAATGGTTACAAGGTCTTTACGATATGGCTGCTGGAGTGCCAGATGAAAACGGTATTCCAAAATTTGATGAACAAAAACTTAGAAGAGAATTAGATAAAAACGATAGATTAATGCGTAACAATAAAGACATATTTGAAGAAAAAGAACCTAAAGCAAAAACATGTCCAAGATATTTAGGATGTCCTATTTGTTCTAAATGTATGAACAAAGCAAGTCATTTATATGTAGCATGTCAAACATGTAAAATACCTATCTGTAGCCATACTTATGCAGATAGAGAAAAAATGATTAAACGTAAGAATTTTACTATTTTTGTTTCAGATGATATAATGAAAGAAATCAAACAACTTAGTTTAGAGATAGCAGGTCATAAACCACACGCCTAAAGGCGTGGGCTTGTAGTTCATTATGACCAGACTAAGCTTTTAGAAAGCTACGATATTTTTGTTATGACACCTATAGATACCTCCTCAGTCTATAGCAACTGTCGAATAATATTAAACAGTTCTGTGTGGTAGGAACAGTGTATTATTCTTAAAAAGCAAAAATATCATTGTCGAGAGGAGTAGTTTTAAACTACGTTACCTGCATTAAGCAGAGAAAGGAGTAAAATCCAAATGGTATTTGTATTAAATAAAAACAAGGAACCGTTAAGTCCTTGTCATCTAGCAAAAGCAAGAAAATTATTAAAAGAGGGAAAAGCTGTAATTCATAAAAAATACCCTTTTACGATTAGATTAAAAGAATTAAAAGAAACAGACAAAGAGAATAAAGACGAATACAGGCTTAAAATTGATTATGGTAGTAGATATACAGGTTTAGCCATACTAAAAAACAATAAAGACGTTGTGTGGTTGGCACAAATAGAACATAGAACTGATATAAAAAAGAAATTAGATAATAGGAGGGCTTATAGACGCAGGAGAAGAAGTAAAAACTTAAGATATAGACAACCAAGATTTGATAATAGAAAACGAGAGGAAGGCTGGATACCACCTTCTTTGCAAAGTAGGGTAGACAACATTGAAAGTTGGGTTAATAAATTGATAAGGCTATGTCCATTGACTCACATATCCTATGAAAATGTAAAGTTTGATACTCAATTAATGAATGATTCTACTATTAAAGGCATTGAATATCAACAAGGCACATTAATGGGTTATGAAATTAGAGAATATTTACTAGAAAAATTTAATAGAAGATGTGTCTATTGTGGCAAGACTGATACTCCACTAGAAATAGAGCACATCATACCAAAATCAAGAGGTGGCTCAAACAAAATAGATAATTTAGCTATAGCTTGTAGGAGTTGCAATAAAGCAAAGGGCAGTAAAACAGCAGAAGAGTTTGGCTATCCAGATATTCAAAAACAGGTTAAAAAATCTTTAAAAGATGCTGCAATATTAAACGCAACAAGATGGAAAATATATGAAGTCTTAATAGCGACAGGTTTACCAGTAGAATGTGGGACGGGAGCTAGGACAAAAATGAACAGAATTAACTTAGAGTTACCTAAAGACCATCATTACGATGCTTGCTGTATAGGTAAAAGTACACCAGACAATCTACATTTTAAAACGGATAACGTCTTATATATTAAAGCTATAGGCAGAGGCAGTCACTGTAGAACTAATCTAGATAAATATGGATTTCCTAGAAGCTATTTGCCAAGACAAAAATATTTCTTTGGTTTTATGAGTGGAGATATGGTTAAAGCTATTGTGCCAAAAGGTAAAAATAAAGGCATATGGTATGGAAGTGTAGCTTGTAGAAGTACAGGGAGCTTTAATATAAATTTAAAAAAGGGAAGGGTGCAAGGAATCAATCATAAATACTGTCAGATAGTACAAAAATCTGACGGATATAAATATATATTAGAAAGGAGGAAATAGAATTGCCACATTCCTCCCACAGCTAAAGCAGTGGGCTTCCTGTGGCTAAATTCAGTGAATAATATGGCAATACCTAGCAATGAAGAATTAGCAGAATATGTAAAACAAG